GTGTAAGTTTGTTTTTGAGTTTTACGTTCTTTTTTATCTTGAATCATTAATCCAATATATCTAAATGCGTCAGCTCCATGTGAATAAACATCATGGAGTGGCGTTCTACTAAATTGACCTGAATCAGGGTCAACTTCATATCGGTAATGACGCAAGCATTGTAACCCATCTGCGCAATTTTCTCTATCAAAATAACAAGAACTGAATATGGTTCGTGCAGCGTTTATGGAATCAACCACAGGAACTCTAGGTAAAATGTTAGTTTTATATCCTGCAGCTCTTACAATATCGTCAATAGACCTACCATTAGACGCAATATTTTTGCTTTCTGCATCATGTGGTAAGTGAATAGTGTCGTAAACATAGCCCAATTTTTGCAGTTCTTGCAAATAATGACTCATAGTTTTTTGCGTATCTTGCAAATAATTGATTAATCTTGTTTCCATGCCTATAAATTGAACAAACCAAATAGCTGTATGATCTGCCCAACCCAAATCGAATACTGCATGAACAGGCTTTGTAGCGTCATAAGGCACTCTTGTAATTCTGCCTTGAAGTTCTGCCATATTCATTTCATTAGCAAATATAGCGCCATCTACAGTTAATCTACATAATCCTTGCCAAACATTATTGTATGCTGCAGGATCACGATTCTTTAATGCGTCTTTTTCTAGCCTTAATGTTTCAGGAAACCATGGATTGTCTGACCAATTAATTCTTTGTATTAATGCGTTATCAGGTGGATTAACTACAAATCTTTGATAAGTTTCATCTGATTCTAATTCAGGATTAAATGTTATCCATATTTCTGAATCTTGTTTACGAATAGTAGGAATAAGAACATTCCAGCTAGTTTTTGATACAGTTTGAGCTTCTTCTACCCAACAGATGTCAATAGCCTCAAAAGATTTAACATTGGCTATATTGTTTTTTAAACCAACAAAGGCAAATTCTGTTCCATTCATGCCTCTTATTGAATTTTGAGTAATTTCATAAAAGAATCCAAGTCCTAGCGCTTCAATTTGATCTGATAGAAGTTTATGAACAGAATCCTTCATGGATGTCATAAATTCTCTTGCGCAAAGTATTCTAGTGGGTGTTTTTGCACCTTTTAAAAGCAATGCTCTTGCAACTCCCCAAGACTTTGCACCGCCTCGACCACCATAAAGAACCTTGTATCGAGCTTTTTTGAATAGGATTTCAAGTTTACGAGGGAAGTCTGCTCCCCCAACAATCTCTTTAATCCTCTGTTGTTGGTGGAGGGTCAACAAATCTAATCTCAATTCCAGTTAAAAGAGGTTGACCTTCAGCTCCAGTTATCTCTTGTTTTACTCGTTCAGAATAGTTTTTAGGGAATCTTGCAGCCATGGATCGTGACCATAGTCCTGAATTCAATCTTGGTGCATCTTTTTGCTCAATCATGTAAGTTTGAGCTTGATTTTCCCACCAAGCTTGTGCAAAAGCATGAGCATCGCTTAAGGCATGAAAAAACTCCTGGTGAGTATCACGCCAATTGCATAAAGTTCTATAAGAAACATCAAGTTGCATAGCCATTTGTTCTAATGACTTGCCAATCTTGCCTAACTCTCGAACTTTGTCACAAAAGGAAGGGTCATAACTAGTTGGCCTTCCTCCTGGATGCTTTTCTTCCTCTTTGACTTCAGGTATTACTTCGTCAGTCATTTTTATACTGATGGTTCTTCAGGCAATAGTTCTGCTGGAGTAACTTCTACAGGAGTAGATTGTTCTTGCACTTGTGGTAATGCTTGACCTTTGATTTTAGCTACTAAAGGTTCTGCAATTTCCATAGGAAGTTTATAAACACCTGCTAATACTAATTCTGCTTCTTTGATTTCAAGTTCCAACTTAATGGCCATGATTTGCTCCTTGGTTAAAATGTGTAATATATATCACTTTTTTTGATTTAATTATTTAAATAACTATTACTTTTTCTTACTTTTAGATGCTTCACGTTTTACTGCATAAGCAATAGCGACTGATTGCTTAATAGGTTTTCCTGCTTTAATCTCTGCCTTAATGTTCTCTTTGAACGCTTTAGGGCTTGTTGATTTCTTGAGTGGCATTATTTTACTCCCTTTTAATTAAAAATTACTATTGCAGAAGGAAATGGAGCTGGGTTTTTACTATCACCAAACTTTAACCTTCCTCTTATAAATTCTATTGTGCCTTTCATACAATAATCATGCCACCATGATGTATCTGTTCTAGCTGGCAATAAACATACTACAGTTACGCCATTTAAACTAGATTCATAGGCTTTTTTGACCCAATCCTTAATTCCTCTACCATAAGGAGGATTCATCCAACATACACCAAACCATTCTTGATTTAATCCATCTTGTTCTTTAATAAAATAACTTGAACATTTAGCGTTTTCTTTTGTGGCACATACATCCAAAGTAAATCCATAAATATCATCATATTTATCAAAAAATGCTTGTGGCGTTGACCATAAATCTGTTTTGCTACTAAAATGAACTTTATTAAATTGTTCAAAATTTGGCTTGCTAGGTAACCAATCTTCCATTTTATTCTTCAATAAAACATACATCTTGCCATGACATAAGAAGATGTTTCTCATTATTGTGCATGACAGGTTGAAATTTAAGATATTCGTCTTTACCCATAACGCCAAAACGAATTTTGTCACCTACAGATACAGGCATAATATCATATTTACCTTCTTTAATCTTTTTACCAGGGCCAACTGCAACCACAACACCTGTATTGTATTCTTCAGCGTAAACAAAGCCAGGGATTGCTGATTTATCTTCACGCTCTAATGGTTTTACTAAAATCTTGTCTGCAAAGGGTCTAATCATTTCTTTTTGCCTTTAGCTTTAGGTTCTTGATCTGATTTCATATCAAGTTTGATCTCATGTTTAACAAATTCAATGGTTATGCGTGATTGATCTTCGATGTATTCACCGCACCAATTGTTTTCGTGTTTATTTAATGCTTGAGGATAGCGATGGCAGTTTCCTAATACATCGCCAAAAGAAAAGAATTTACAATGTTTGCAAATTTCTTTAGAATTTAATACAGCCACTTATTACCTCCATTAATATTTGGTTAGAAACTCCCAATCAGGCTAGGGCTGGTTGGGATTTCGTTTTATTACATACCGTCTTGTTCGTGTTCTATGCGTTTGTGATCGTAAGCAACGTGTTCTCTAGCGCCACCTTTTAATTCACCTAAACGACCATCGTATTTACCAGCGTGTGAAGCTTCGCGTAAGCCAAGTCCATCAGCCTTACCCATACCAACACCGCCTTTTACTGCAACTTTCTTTTCACCTGAAGTGTCAGAAGCAAGAACGCCTTTAGGCATTTTCTCACCTGATACGCCTGGTGTATATTTTTCTGCGTCTTTCATACCCATTTTGAGTTCCTTTTAATCTAAATTTAGCTAAATTTTCACGATTTATTCGCTTCGTGAGCTTTTATTTTAGCAGAAAATTGAGCTTTGAGTATCTTTATTTCGTCTATTGACCACTTTACTGTCGCATTATCAGATTCGAGTGTTTCAACAAGCTGTATTCCAATTTTTCTAATAAGTCCGAGTCTGTAGCAGATGAGGTTACCAGATAAATGGGTGTTACAGGCTGCGCATTGTCTGTGGCAGTTATGCTCGTTAAATCGAAGGTGTCCTGCACTTCCAATGCTTCGGTAATGGCCTGCATGATATGATGAGGCACTTGTTGACCCACAACTAATACAACCGTCATTCTGATCCCTTAATCTTATATATTTATTAAATACTACTTGAGTTTCTTTTAACCAATCGGATCGGCTTTTTAATTTTAATTTAGCTTCTTTTACTTCTTTTTTGACGGTTTTAATTTTTTGATTCTTTGCAAATTCAATTGCACACTTCCATTGGCACACTAACTGAAGCGGTTTTAAGGGTGTAAAGTATGCTTTACATATTTTACACTTCTTCTGTTTGATTGGCTTCACGGAATCTTACTCCTAAATCTGCACCATAAGCATATATTTGTTCCATGTAATTACTAAAACCTAATTTAGTAAGCTTGGAAGTTGATCCAACTAATACACGTCTGCCGTCAGGAGTTTCTTCGTATTTTCTATATCCTTCTTTAACTAATTTAGGATCAGGAAAGTCAGGTAAGAATTTTTCTTTAAAGTATTCGTGCCATATTAAAGCTGAGTATTGTCTGCCATGAACCCAAGCTTGTTGAGCAATATCATTTAGTGGGCCAGCCCACATAAGTGCATTTGCGCTTAATGATCTGCCTTTTTGTTCTTTTCTTATAATAACTTCAAGTGGATATTCAGAATCAATAGGTGCATTTTGTATTGCATTGATTGCTACTTCAGCTTGTGATTTACCAATTAATCTAAATGTTTTTTGCAAATAATCATTTGTCATTTTGTCTTTTCTCGTAATCATTGCGACAATCTATGTCACAAAATCGTTTTTTAGAAGGCTCTAAACAATTAAGACAAAAGCCATTCGATTCAATAGTGGTTTGATGCTCTCTGATATATTTGATAGCTTCATCTCTATCGTGTTGTTCTAAATCGCTGGCTTTGTCAAAATCATCTTGCATAAATTAAAAAGGGATGTCTGATTCCATATCCTCGAAACCTGTAGGAGCTTGTGTAGGTTTAGCAACTTCTTTTGCTTCATCACGACTGCCTAACATTTGCATTTGATCTGCAACGATTTCTGTGGTGTAACGATCCTTTCCTTCTTTGTCTTGCCATTTACGAGTTTGGAGTCTGCCTTCAATATAAACAGGCCTACCTTTTTTTAAATATTCACCAGCAATCTCTGCAAGTTTTCTAAAAATAACAACATTGTGCCATTCTGTTTTGTCTTGCTTATTGCCATCTTTGTCTTTCCATGATTCAGTTGTAGCTAAACTAAAATTACAAACTGCGTCACCATTTGGTAAATGTCTTAATTCAGGGTCTTTACCAAGATTGCCTAATACGATTACTTTATTTACTGATGCCATGTTGCGCTCCTCTGTTGTGAATTGTTGTGACATTAAATAATACATATTTATTGCCTAATTGTCTTTTTAAGAATTGAACTTTAATGTTTCTTCTTTCTATGAATTCAATGTCTTTTGTGGTAATAGGCAACTTCACTCCATAAAAGTTATTTAGTAACACGAATAACCTCCCCTGTAGATTTATCCAACTCATACTCATACATATCAGCTTCAGATAATTTTTGATTCTTAATGCGTTGACCAAAAATTTTTTCAAAGTTCTCATCAAACTTTTTTTGATCTACTGATCTGTATGTATCACCTTTACCTGCTTCTTGTGCCATGATTACCAAACCCAAGAGACAAAGCTATCTCTAATCCCTTTAGTTACTGAATTGACTTTATGTGGATATAAAAAATTAGAGGGAAATATAAGAATATCACCTTGTTTAAGTTTAATTTCCATATCATCAAACATAATAAATTCACCACCTTCGTAATCGTCATTTAATAATCCAACAATAGATAATGTAGGTATACCTTTACGCTCACCATCAAACATATCATGAATATGATCGCAATGTTTAGCCATAGTCTTACCTTCTCTGTAACGATTAAATCTTATATAAGTGAAGCCTTTCCAACCATTAAAGTAATCATTTTTAAAATCAGTTAATATGTATTGGCTGATAGCTTCCCATACTTTTTGTGTGAGCTTATCTCTTGTTGCAATATTATCCCATGATACATCAAGCTCTTGATCACCGCTTTGGGTAACATATTTACCATCTGCATTATAAAAGACATGTTGTTTCCATGTAGCTTCATCTATTTCTTTTCTGATTTGATCACATAATTCTTTATCAAGCCAATGATATACTTTGATGTAGTCAGTTAATTTATTCATTTTTTAACTCCGTAAGCATTTTATTATCACCAATAGTTCCTTTTAAAAATGTATTAAAAGCTAAACTAATACGAGTTTCCCCAGCAGTTACTTGTTCAACATTATGAGTTAAGCTTGAAGGAAATATAACTATGCCTCCTGTTTTTACAGCAAACCACCATGATTTTGAATTAAAAACATCATAATTATCGGTTTCTAAACTTATTTGTTGATAACCTAATTTATGAAATTTAATTTTATCTTCAGCAGGATCGGCATGAATATATAAAACACCTGACACAAAACTATTAGGATGTTCATGTGTATGATGATATTCACCAGGTTTAGTCCAATTAAGCCATGATTGTGTAATGTATGGCTTTACATCATATTTTGGCTTATAAACTTTAGAAACATAATGCTCAATATGTGCTTGAACAATATTTTTAAGATCAATAAACTCTGGCGCATCTAAAATATAATTATCAAGGCTTGTTGTGTTACCTTGATTTTGATAAGTCTTTTTAGAGTGATCTGCTACAAAATTTAATTCAGTTTGGGTAAACTCTCTTTCCAAACTATTAAACATAACAGGCGTTGGAAATAATAATTCAAAATTTGGTTCGTTCATATAATCCTTAAAATAATGGTTCAGCTTTAATTAAATCAAATACATTTTCTTTAGATTGTTTTGGTAATCTTTTAATGATGTGATTAGGTTTATTTAAAATATAAAACAAAGCTTCATGCTTTGTTTTAAATTTTCTTATCGCTTCATTAAAGTCATCAATAACTACATAATTAAACATTAATCCTCGCAGTTTCCGCCAATACATCTAGCGTTAGCTAATGCAGCTTCTTCAATATCGGCTATTGCATCTTTGCCAATAAAGTCATCTGCTGCAGTTCTTAATCTATTGTATAGACTTTTTTCTACTTCGGTTACAGAAGTTTTCATAAGAAATCCTCTATCCCTAGCATGATCGGTTATAACAGAGTTGACATAATCAGAAGGTTCTACACCCCATGATTCAACTTCGCTATATTTTTTGTCATCCAATTCAACTTCAATGATTACACTAAATCGTTTCATGTTTTACCTTTCTAATTAACTCTAACATCTCTGCTCGACCATGTTTCTTTTCGTATCGTTCAAGCATTGACCTTGCGTGTGGTTTATAAGCACGTCGTAGCCAGCGCACCCAACAACACTCGTTATTAAAATTAAAACGACCACGATTTTCATTACAATATTCACAATCCATTGACATAATTAATTCTTTGACCTATCCATCTCATTACAGGAACTGCCATAGAATTACCTAATGCTTTATAACGTGTAGAATCACTTGATGTTGGAGTATTAGTATAATTATCTGGAAATCCTTGTAATCTTTCACATTCTAAAGGAGTTAATTTTCTAACTTTCATATTAGTTTGCACACCATGCACACCTGTAGCATTTAATGTATACATAATATTTTTTGAAAATCCATTTCCATTTCCACCATTATGCGGTTTTCTTCCAATAATATTTTCAGCTATAGAATAAGATATCATATTAAATCCGTCTGCTCTTGAGTAGTCGTTACAAGTTGTTTGGAGGCAATTAGCAATGCTTGGTATAAAGTTATCGGAAGTTTCTTGTTCCTCTTTTCTGATCGGTGTAATATCCCTGCACAAGCTTTCGGACTCAAATAATACTTTTGCTGCACTTCTCCAATCTCCAAAACATCCGACAACGAACACACGCTTGCGTCTTTGTGGCACTCCGAAGTATTGAGCATCAAGCACTCTGTAGGCGAACCCATACCCGAGTTCAACCAACGCTCCGAGGAATGAACCAAAATCCCTTCCTTTGCCACTAGATAAGACGCCTGGCACGTTTTCCCAAACGCACCACTTGGGTCTAAATTTGTCAAGAATTCCCACATAGGTGAGAGCAAGGTTACCTCTTGGGTCTTCGAGTCCTTTTCGGAGTCCTGCGACAGAGAATGATTGACAGGGAGTTCCTCCGACCAAAAGCTCAACTGATTCATTTATATTCCAATCTTTATATTTTGTCATGTCACCAAAATTAGTTACATCAGGATAGTGATGGTGTAACACTTCCGATGGAAATTTTTCTATTTCAGAATATCCAACTGCTTTCCAACCCATGTCATGCCAAGCTACAGTTGCAGCTTCTATGCCACTACAAACAGATAAATAATTCATTTTACTCGCAAAGCCTCTCTGGCAAACTTAACACCAATTTCTAATTTGTATTCGCCTTTTGCATGACGCTCTAATATTTTTTTAGCCCACGCTTTAGGATCAGTTGGATTTAATTTAATTTTAGACATAAGTTCTTTTGCCTTTTCTTTGTTATGTTCAATTTGATATGGTGTAGGATTTCTTGGAAGCATTTTTATATATTCTTTAGGTTTGGATGTTTTGCATAAAGATACTATGTCAAATATTGTTGGCATAAATTTATTCTTATCAACCCAGCTATCAAAAGCTTTGCTTACTACATTAAAATCATAATCATTAAGTTTCATCCACCAAACCCTTAAAGTTTCACGATCAAGTTCAGGTCTTGAGTAAATAGATGTCAAACTGTTTAACATAGATTTAAATGCTTTCATTTCCTCAATTTTTTCTATCAAAAAGGACTCTCTTCTTTTAGTTGCTCATCTTCCCAACGATGTTGATTAATCCAAGTGCTAGGGTTTGGTATAAATTGCCCATTATTTTTAAACCATTGAGGGCTTTCTTTTTGCCAACTTAATGCTTGTAAAACAATAGTTAAATTAGGATTAACTTTTAACCAAGCTTTTCTAGCTGCTTCCTTACCTACTTTTTTAGGGTAGGTCATCCAAAACATATCAAAATCATCCATATATATTTGTTCTGTTATGTTATGTTCTGTATCTGTTCTGTTCTGTTCTGGGGGCGTTACTGTAACGTTACTAGATTGTTTCATACGTTGCCTATGTTTGGCAACCCTTTCAGCACTAGAATCAGAAACAAATTGACGCTTATCCCAATTAAGCACTTCATTGTCATTATTGATAAAGTTTTTATCTATAAATATTGCTTTAGATGATAACCATTCATCCATAGAAATTCGTAGTTGAAACGCTACTTGTTCATCTTGTAACGTTACATTTCCGTTACATCTGATACAAAATAGCATAATTAACCTACGTTGATTTATTTCGCTTAACATCTGAACTTTAGGATCATGAGCAAATTCAGAATAAAGCCTAAACCATTGATTTGCCATTTTTAGTCCTTAAATTTGCGTTTTAGGAAGATTTCAGGGTATTGAAGCTTAATTTTTGCTGGTATTCCCCTAGTTTTCCATAGATTTACCTTTATTCTGTCATGGTGGGTAAGCAAGCCAAGCTTCCTAGCAAGTTTCGTGCCACCCCCATAATATTCAATGATTTCTCTATCCGTCATAGGCATACTATAATCCTTTTTAAATTTATAATCTAAAATTATTTAACAAAAATGTTTAAATAATGCTTGCAATATAAATCTTTTTATTTAAAATAGCAACTGTAGTTTTTAATTTATGGAGGAAATTATGAAAACAAAAGGCATGATCGTTACGGTTCTAGCAGTATATCTATATGGAGCTTTATGGCTCTACTTCTTATATCCAACACTTTGCAAACATTTCGGAGCTTAATATGACTATCCAACAAGAATATGCAGAAGATTTAATTGATATTGACCCAGTAGAAGTTTTAGCCCACATGGACATGGAACAGCTAGCTGGCACGATTCGTGCTTTATATTGGGCTAATGAACGTGGCGATATGATTAGCGTTAATCTTTTTGCCAAATCTATAAGTAATGCCTTTTTTGAGGAAGCGATGGGTATTACAGAAAAAAAGTTAAATGAAGCTAATGTTTATCAAGGCCCTTTTGACCAAATGTATGACATGGGCCATTCACATGGGGACTTTCTATGATTAACTATATTAGAGATGTCATATTTTTATATACAAAAGGCTTTAGATTTAAAAAAGCCATTCAATTAGCAAAACAATTAAGGAGCGGTAGATGATTACTTTTAATGAATTAAAAAAAATTAATGTTAATGAGCATACAGAAAAGAAAGGATCACTAACCTATCTTTCTTGGTCGTGGGCAGTCGATCAATTATTATCTAATGATCCACAAGCCACATGGGAATATAAAGAGCCACGTCAATTTGGCGATACTTTAATGGTGTTTTGTTCAGTCACAGCTTTTGGTAAAACTATGACGGCTCAACTTCCTGTATTAGATTACAAGAATAAAGCTGTTTCCAATCCTGACGCTATGGCAGTTAATACTGCTATGCAGCGTTGTTTAGCCAAAGCTATCGCTTTACATGGTATTGGTTTATATATATACGCTGGCGAGGATTTACCACAATCTGAACCTACAACTTCAGATGAATTAGAAGAAGCTATTAAAGAAATTAATAAAGCTGAATCTATTGAGGAATTAATGGCTATATATAAACAACACGCAAACTTTGACCAAACATCATTAGCAAAGTTAAAGAAATATTTATCTGATCGTAAACTTGAACTAGGGGAATAATATGAACCAACAAGAACGTTTAACCGAGTATTTAGAAAAGCATGGCAAGATTGATCCATTAAAAGCATGGACTCAATTAGGCATATATAGATTAGCCGATACTGTTTTTAACTTACGCAAAAAAGGTTATGACATAACAACCACAAATAAAAAAGTTAAAAATAAATTTAAAGAAACTTGTGTAGTAGCTGAATATAAATTGGAGCCTCGTATATGAAACAACATAAATGGCATAAAGAAATAAAAGCATGGGCTGATGGTGAAGAGATTGAATGTAATTTAAGGGAAACATTAACAGGAAAATGGGATGGATGGTTTTTAGAAAGTGAACCAAACTGGTGTGCAAATGAAAATTATAAATTCCGCATTAAACCACAAACTAAAGAAAAAGATTGGGTAATGATATGTAAAAAATGTGGGGATGAACTTGGTATTGTTTATGAACCTGAAGATGAAATTGGTGATGCAGAAATTAAACAAATGCTAAATGATATTGAGTATTATCAAAAGCGAGTTGAGGAATTAGAGGAACAATGTGAACAACTAAAAACTACTATTGCTAAATTTAGAAAGATAGAAGATGAGTATGCTCAAGAGCCTCGTCATGTAGGGGGGGCGTGGATACATAAAGACGGTTCTATTTGGGAGTTTGACCCATTAAAATCAGGAGAAGAAACATTGGGAATGGACTATGTAAAACTCTACACCCACCCCAAACAGCCTTTAAGCAATGATGAGTTAAAAGCTATTCAAGATAACACTTGGGTTATACAACCATCTGATATGCGAGAGTTTAATACTTTTAAATTTGCTCGTGCTATCGAGCAAGCACATGGTATAGGAGAAGATAATGAAATATGATCAAATAAAACCTATGGTTGAAAATATATCAAAACAAATGAAAAAAGATATTAAACAACCTTTATCAGAAGAACAAAAAACTATCTTAAGGGAAAATTAAACTAGAGGACATAGAAAATGAATGACATTATCTTGCAAGGAACGCCTGAATGGCTACAATTAAGATTAGGCCATGTAACTGCATCACGAGTTGCAGACATTATGGCTAAAACTAAAACAGGCCCAAGCGCTAGTCGACAAAATTATTTAATTGAGCTGGCAATTCAACGAGTCACAGGCGTTGTTGAAGAATCATATAAAAATGAAGCAATGATTCGTGGCACAGAAGAAGAACCTAAAGCACGTCAAGCATACGAGTTGCTAACTGAAACTTTTGTTGAGGAAGTTCCGTTTGTTAAACATAAAAC